CCATTTGCTATTACTAAAGCCGAGTGGGATAAACCTTTAAAATGGGGTGAATTATTTACTGAAATGTGGAGAGTTTTAAAACCTACTGGTATTATATGTTTATATGCTTCTATACCATTTACATATGAATTATTAAAATATGAAACACCTAAATATCATTATTCGTGGTGTAAAAATAATAAAACTGGTTTTTTTTCAGCTAAATATCAACCTTTAAGACAGATAGAAGAAATCTTTATTTATTATAAAAAAAGAGGTACATATAATCCTATAATGATAGGTAATGAATCACACCCTAAAAGAAATGTAAAGTATGGGGGTAAAAATGCATACTGGGGTGAAAAAGGTGTACATAAAGAAAATACATATGTAGAAAGCGAAGGTCATAAAGGTAGATATCCTACTACCTTTAAAAACTGGACTATTAGAAAAGATAAAACTGGTATTACTCGTACTGACGAACAGATAGATTATTTCATTAAAACATATACTAATGAACATGATACTATATTAGATATGACTTGTAATACTAATTATGTAGGTAAAAGGTGTGAATTATTAAACAGAAATTATATAGGTGTAGATTTAAATATTATTCAGTCATAGGTTTAGCGGCGAGATTCTGTGATACGAGAGACGATTGTGGAACGACGACTGCTTGAGTGGTGGTCTGTTGATCTGTTTTAGCTTGTGTTTTCTTTTCTTTATCTTCTAATATATCACCTATATCACTAAAAATACTTGCACCCACATTAACTATACCAGCTGCGAGTTCTAATTCTGGGGCTGCGAACGGTACAACCATACCAGCAGTTTCTAATACTCCACCAGTTATATTACCTATATTACCTACCTTCTGCTCCCAGTTATCTCCAGCGATACCTCCTTTAGATATATCTTCTGCGAGATCGAGTCCAGCCAGTCCTATAGCCGCTCCTTTCAATCCATAACGAGCTACTTTCTCCGCCGCTGATTCTCCTACTGCTTTACCGAGTGCTTCACCACCCTCTTCTATTTCGTCTTCAGCTTCTTCACCAGCACCAGCTAATTCTGTACCTTCTGGTGCATTAGTATCTCGTGCAGACGCTACACCAGACCACCGTGCTTTTAGTGGTGCTGATTTACTATATGCTGAACCTACTTGATAGATCCTCGCCGCCTTTTCACCAGCTTTAGTAATATCTTGTCCTACAGTAGCTTTAGCTTTCTCTCGTAAATCATTTAGAGTGTTATGGTAAGTAGTAGCCGCTAAATTATTATCTCTGGTGATAGCTGAATTAATATTCTGTGCTACAGCTGTAAAATTATTCGCTTGATTGATAGCGTCCATTATTTATAATATAAGAAATATAATATTCATGTGAACTAAAAAATTAAATAAATAATTTATCACCTTCACCTATTTTTTCTTCGAAGTTTAAGAATGCTTGTGCTGGATTCTCACTTAATTTTAAATATAAAAATCTATACTTCTCCTCCATAACATAATCATACATTTTTCTAAAATTAGATTCTCCGTAATATTGTCCATATTCTTCTTCTATCTTTTCATATTCTTTATTTGATTGTTGTTTAAAAATAACTATATCAGTTGCATTACCTCTAATCATACCAGATACAGCCCTAAAGGATTGTGTAGTAAAACATAACATACCTATACCGTAGTGGCGAAACTTTGTACTTAAGAATGATACATAATTACTTTTTTTAAAATCTTTAGTTAATATATCGTCTAAAAATAATGCTATAGTAGGTCTGGTAGCTTCGTCGTATTCTTGTTGTTTCGCCACTATTTCTTCAACAGTCCTATCTTTATACTGATCTTCACAGCGAAAATATTTCTTTAGTATCTTACCTTTAGGATCTGCATTAAGGGTATTACTAATGAAAATTACTTCGTCGAATCTATCTTTATATAGCTCTGGTGAACATGCGAGGTTCACGAGCAGATTTGTCTTACCTTGTTTTACAGAACCGACTATCAATAATAATGACGGTGGTGAAGGTAGGTTTTCATGTAAGTCCATAAACTTTTCATTAGGGTCTGGATCTTTAACCTTATATATTTTAGGTGCTTTCTTCTCCATTATATATTATATTATATATAATAGATTTTTAAAAATAATCTAATTTTATTTAAAAAGTCGCTGATTAAATGTTAATTTCTTAAGGATTTATTTTAAAAAGTGTCCACTTTTTTAAAACCCAGAATAGTTAGAATAATTATTAAAATTATTTCGAGGATTCATGGCTCTCCCTAATTTTCTCTGCATTTCATTTTTTCTTTTATCTTCTTCTTTCTCTTTCTCTTTTTCTTTCTTTCGTTGTTTTCTTACAGCGTCATAACCCATAATAGCGTGTAATTGTAATTCTTCTATATCTTTTTTAGATAATTTAACATATTCACCGTGTTCAATATCATTCTGCATTTTAATCTCTTCTGCTATTGAAACTTTCTTTTTAGGTTGAGGTTTTACATATTCTTCTTCGTCGCTTTCTACCTCTTGTTTTAATTTCTGTACCCTTTTAATCTGTTTCTTCTTAACTAATTCTTTTTCTTGTTTTTCTAAATCTTTCATATTTTTCTTTTCTTGTGCTTTAGCCCTTCTTACCGCTAATGCTTTCTCACGAGCTAATTTAAGTTTCGCTTTATGTTCTTCACTCATGGGTTTACGAGTTCTTTTAGGTTTTTCTTTTTTAGGTATATTAGTAAATATTTCTTCTTCATTAATTTTAGATTCTTCATGTACCTCTTCAGTAATTTCTACTTCTACTTCACTTTCACCTTCACCTTCTTCTTCATATATAAACTGTGGGTTAGATTCACCAGTTTCTAAATCTTCTTCTGGGTTATAATCCATTTTAACTTTAGGTATGAAATCCAGTCCTTTATTAGAAATATTAGGTTTTCTTTCTAAATCCATTCTTTATAATATAATAAACATTTTATTTAATTTCTATTATTTTCTAAAAATTATTATATTTTTCTAATCTCTAATAACAACTTCTTCAACTTTCTTCTTTATTTCTCTTCTCACTTCACTTTCTAATAGTTTTACTCCTCTGGGTCTAATATGTAAACATATAATAGTTTTACCCACTAAACATTCTGCTAATTGTTCATTATCATATACGATATCTAAATCGAATGCATTTACATTTAATTCTTCTGCATTATTAAGAGCCACATATAATCTTTCATATGGTTCGAAGTATAACCCACCAGTTTCAGCACCGCTATTATCGAAGCGAGGTAAGTGTGCGAGGATTTTAGAATAAGCATTACCTTTAGTACCTACAGCTGTATTATGGGTAAAATTATTTAACCGAATGAATAATGATTTAGGTGAAATAAGATCTGGTCTTTTAATACTCTCGAACTTGAACGATTCTTGATCTGGTTTCGCTGGGGTTAGTTCTGGTTTATTTTCAATAAATCTACCGTCGAATCCTAACAACCTCGCCGCCGATAACTCCCTTGTATATTCTGGTAGATATGTATGTGCTTCAGCAGTTAGTAATACCATATTATAACCCTCCATACAGAAATTAGCATTCGTACTCATGTAAGAATATACTGTGGTATCAGTAGCATTCATATTATTCCATATACGATTTTCTAAAAGTTTACCCCACCTATCATACTGATCTGTAGCGATTAAATGGGTACTTAATTGTGCATAAGGATTCGTGCAGTCCCACGACGATATATGATCGTACACATGACGCTCCATAACTTCTAAAATATCACCATTCTTTTTTAGATAAACTTTACCATATAAAGTTCGTTGTAAGTCGCTAACTGGTGTAAATAATTGTTGTTTAGTTGACGCTGGTATAGAAGGTAGATCTACTAATGGAGTATATGCAGCCCCCTTTACCATAAATGCAGAAACAACTTCATTAGAGATTTTAAATGATACAGCAGTATAACCACCAGCATTAGTGTCTATATTATACGGTACACCACCTTTAAAGGTAGGATTATTAGCGTGGTAATAATCTACTTCTCTCATAATGAGATTCTGGCTATCTTTACCCATAGCTCGTGGGTTTCTATCACTATCTACGCACGACTGAAATACTCGTAGATCGTCGCCTACTCTACATACCACGAAGTCGTAAAATTGTTTAGAATAACTCCACCCTATATTACCTTGACCTTTACCAGCATTAATATCATAATAAGGTGGTGAAGTACACTTAAACGATCCGCTGGGGTTAAATTGTTTATCATTCTTTCTGCATAAACCTATACACCACCTACTCGTACCGCTTGACGCTTGTTGAAAATCTACCTCGAAACTCATATCGTCTTTAGTTGGATCCATGCTAAAACTTACTGGTCTATCACCTAACAACGCACACGCACCACGAGTAGAAGTTGGATCTGTGCATTCGAACTCTTGATCAGCGTTGTCCCATGTAAACTGTGTGTCTATGAGTTCACTAATTAAACCTTCAGTATTAGGGGTTTCAGCTGGAAAATTAGGAAGAACTGAAGAATGATCTGGTTTCTGGTGGATATCTATTTCATATCCTACGAAATTACCAGAGGCGTCATATTTAGGTTCTACCTTACTATCTGGGTGAAGATTAGGATTAGAAGTAGGAGAAGAAATATTAACAACGAATAAAGGATTCATTAACATTTTACCTAATGATCTTGTTAATTCGTCTGCGACTTGTTTAGGGGTATATTCTTGAAATGTTGAAGTTTCTACTATAGAGTGAGCGACTGGTACATTAGTACCTTCTTCAATAAATCCTATATCAGTTTTACCTACATGATTATTAGCTATAGGGTTGATAGCTACATTTTGACCGAAATAGAGAGCCAGTTTAGAATTAAAAGCGTTAAGTGAATATAAACCATTCTTATTAATCTTAACACTCTCTACTGCTACTTCACTATCCTTCTCTATTTTCATAGTATCAGTTAAACGATTCGTATAAGAATATGGTTTAAAAATATTAGAGGTTTCTGGTCTATCGTCGAGATCTTGATTACTTGTAATAATGTAGCTCATTTTATATTTATAGTATATATCTTTTTTTTAAGAAAAGAATAATAAAAAAAAAATATATGCATATTCTATATAATGTACCGTAATAAGAAGAAAGCGAAGAAAAGTTCTAAAGCGAGAGTTTTTGAACACGCTATCGTATCAGCGTCTAAAAAAGAAAAAGTACCACACATGAAAGATATATTCGAAGTATCTAATATATCTAAAAAGAATAAAAAAAAAGTAAAAAAGTAAATCAGTAATTTAAAAAAAGTGGACACTAATTTAGAATATTTATAGGTATTATTCTTAAAAAGTGTCCACTATTTCATTTTTTATAATCTATAATAATGTTCATTTATTCGTCGTCGTCCAGAATTGCATATCCATTTAATTTATTATCTTTCTTTCTACTGAACTCTACTAATGTATCGTGATAATCTATTATCGCTTTATTTACAGAATATACTGTAATCTTTTTATAATCGTTTACTTCTTTATCTTTTACTATTTTCTTTTTTACATTACCATTTTCGTCATATTGTTTTACATTTTTTCTTTTAGATTCGATAATATCTTTACCGAATACTTTTTCGTATACATGAGATAAAGTTAAACTATATTGTTGTAATCTTTCTTCATTAGTAAGTTCTTTACTGTATGTTTTAAAATGATTATCATAATTTCTATCATATTCTACTAAATTATACATTTTTCTTAATTCAGCTTCTCTTTCTGCAGTAGGTAAATGTTTTACATTAATATCCATAGGAGTTTCATTATCAGTTAATTCATTTCTTAACTCTGTTAAAAACATTAAATAACTTCTTCTACTGGTAGCTTTATTCATATTCCAGTCCTTAAGATCTTCTAATTCTTTTTCATATTTCATGTAATCTCTTACTACCTCCATTTTACTTACCCAGTTATCACCTTTTACTTCTTTCTCTTCTTCTATCTTATGTAATGCATTCGTTATGAAAAAATCCTTAATATTTAAATGTTCTTTTACTTTATAATTATCAATAAATATCTCTTTATAATCGTCTATTTTATCTTCTGGTACTTTTAATATTTCATTCGTTCTCTTTACATAATCAGCTTTAGAATCGAAGTTTTCTAATTTAATTTCTTTATTTTCTTTTAATTGTTTTAATCTATTTTTACCTTTCTTTACCTTTTTATATTCTGCATTAAATATAATACCTCTATCTCTAATAATCTTTAAAAAGTGAGCGAACTTATTAGTATTATGTGCGTCTTTACAATATCTATAGTGAACTAATAAATTAATATAATCCTCACTTTCTTTACCCATACACCAGTTATTTTTTACAATATTCATATCTTTTTCTAATAGATATTCTTTACAATCTTCTACAGAAGTGAAATGATAATCTGCTACGGTCTTTTTATCGAAGTAAAAATATAAATGATTTATATTTCTACACCTCGCTATCTGTTGAACCATAGCATTAGGAGAAATAGTATGCTCACGATATATGCAGTAAACATTACGCTTCATACTACTATCAATACCATAAATAACTTTAGGACTATAGATAATCTTATCATGTGAATCGAAATCTGGTAGTTCAGTTGTTTCGCTGGTAATTAATACTGCAGAAGGATCATTTAATTCATTATAAATAATTTCTGCTTCTGTTTTACTATCACAACAACATAAGAACTTATCTTCATGTTTAATCTTATTAATGAAATGGTCTCTTTCATTTAATTCTGTGGCTCGTACACCTTTATTATGTTTATATTTATTCTTAATAAATCTATATTCAATACCGAATATTTTTAATAATGCTAATGAAGTATCACAGATATCAGCGTCCGTCATTATGATCTGTTTACAGTTAGTTAATAATTCTTTTAATGTATAAAATACTTCTATTCTTTTATTTTCTAATGTAGGTGAAGTAATAAGATATTCTACTAATGAATTAAACTCGTCCAGATATACTACGAAATCATTATAAAAACCATAATATAAACCTTTATTTAATTTAGCTATACTATCTATCTGCACTACTAAACTATCTTCTTCTTCTAAATCTCTACCTTCTACATTCTGGTAGAATAAACAATCTGCACTATTTTCATTAAATATATTATATTGTTCTTGTCCTAATGAGATACGAGAAACTAATGAAATAAACTTATGTTTTTCACCTTTAATATAATGATAGAAACTCGTTGTTTTACCAGTACCAGTATCGCTTTTAACTACGATATTTTCATACTTATCTAAAACACCGAACTCCTCACCTCCAGTATGATACTGATTAATGAAATCATATCCTAATTTAGTTTTATCTATGAACTCGTCTGGTTTACTGGTGTGTGTATCTACCTCCTTAAACATAGTATACTGAAGCATATTTTCACTACCATTATAAGCCGATTGATTAAATACATTCCATAAACATTTTAATTCTTTATGATCCTTAATACCATTCCAGTTAATAACATTTTTATTATGATCATAATTAGATTCTGCATTCTTCTTCGAGTATTTATCCCATAACTTAAAAGTATCTATTTTACATGAAGGGGTTTCGTCTAACATTTTCATAGCTGTAGTAAATATTAACCAGTTAGAATAATCTGTGAAATATGATTTAGGTAATCCAGCGATAACTAATTCTAATTCTTTTTCTTTAAAAGAATATGTATACTGGGTTAGATCACACCCATAACTAATTTCTTCTTCTTCTTCTACTTCTTCATTCTTAATAACAATCTTTTTAGGTTTTTTAGTATATTGTTTTTTAGTACCCTTTTTCTTTAGGACTTCTTCTTTAATCCATTCTTTTAAATCTTCTGGTACTTCAATAGGTTCAGTATCTTTTTCTAATGAATATTTATTCTCATATGGATCAGCACCGCAGTAAGAAAATGGTGCGACTACATATCCACCGTCGCTACGAATATCTGTACCGAGATAATCATTAGTCGTCTGTGTGCATTCTTTATCATATTTAAAATATAAATGATAACCTCCACTCTGGGTTTTAACGGTTAATGTATTTAGATTAAAAAAATAATCTTTACCGAACTTCTTAATAAAGGGGTGATCCTTAAACTTAATAGGTTGTTTTTTACCTTCTATCTTAAGTTTCATGTCTAAATCTAAAACGAAAATATTATTAATTTTACCAGTAGGTATAGCTTTATTAGGATAAGAAATATTACCACGAAGAGTAGAATGCACTAAACCCTCGCTATCTGGTTTAATACCTTTACCATGAGGAGATTTTAACTGCGGATTTTTAGTTCGTCCTAATAAATCGAACTGATAATATTTCATATATGTAGACATTAGATTATTTTTTGATTCAACGGATTTCATATTTTCACTCATACTTTTTCTATACTTTAACATATATAATAATTCTTTAAATATATACGCATTAATAAAAAAAGTGGACACTTTTTAAGAATATTTTTAGTGATTATTCTTAAAAATAGTCCATAAAAAAGAACTTAAGTATTCTAAAAGATTTTGTTTAATTTTTCCGCTAATCCAGAAATAATGAAAATATTAAATCTTCTGGTATTCTATATCTATCTAATTGAGTGGTAGTATTATTATCGCCTCTACCTTGTGCTTCTAATTTATGTTTCGCTCGTCTTATCCTTTCAGTATTACCGCAGTTAGTAGTGTGTATACTATCTACCATATTACCACACGAACCAGAACCGTCGCATACTTTAGGTATAAAATCTTTTTTATTAGTCCAGATACGAGTTCTCTTTCTATAACCCCAGTCGCTATACATACAATAATCTACAACATAATTAGGTAAATCTATCATGTGTTTACGATCTTTCATTTTAGAAGAAGCTGGATTTTCTATAAACCAGTAAGTAGGATTAAAATATTCTATAATTTCTAATGCTTTTAATACTAATTTATCGTCTGCAGCCATTTCTTCTTCTTGAACTTCTTTAGTATATAATTTACCTTTTCTCATTCTATTTATCCAGCAGTTCTGTAATGTGCTATAATTCGTGCACGGAGGAGAAGCCCACACTATACTAAAATGATCTTTAGGATATTGTTTATAATCGAAATCTAAAACATTTACTTTATGTGTAGCTTCATGTATTAAATCTACAGAAACTACACCCCACCCCAGTTGATCACAGCATTTACCTACTGATCCAGTACCACTAAATAATTCTAAAACATTCATTATAATATATAATATATATTTTTTTTAATTTAATTCGTCTTGATACATTATATTAAACATATTTCTTAAACAGTTAATAATATCACCACTTAACTCGAACTGCATTTTAAACTCTTCAGTAAAGAACATTTCTTTATCTGCTGTATTATGTTTATGAGCGATCTGTATTAAACATTTATGTATTTCAGTCATAACTACATTATCAGTATAACCAGTTAATAATTGTCTACCTTCTGCGAGTGTTGAATCCGCATATTTAGGACTATTATTAAACCATTCTTTAGTAAACATTAAACTATTTTCATGTATCTTTGTTTTATCGTCTCCGCAGTTGAAACCTCTAATAGCGAAATCTCTTAATGCATAAGTTATAATTAACTGATTCGATCCTACACACCCACAGTTATTTTCTTTTAATGTATCATAACTATATGTAATATATGTATCTAAATATAATTCGTCGTCGTCCATATTAACTATAATATCGTGGCTGGATTGATTCACCATTCTATTTCGTTTTGATCCTAATGTACACTTAAAATGTTCTCTATAATTATATGTGTACTTAAGTTTCATAGGTGCTAATCTTTGTCTTACTTTTTCTTCTACTTCTTTATTGGCGAAGAATGGTATAGTACCGTCGTCGTCTATCACTACCTCTATTAAATCGTGCGGATAAGATTGTCTCTCGAGGTTATTAACCACCAGAGGTAAAAAATTAGGTCGATTACATGTGGGGATATTGATAGATATATGCGGTTTTTTAATCATTTGTTCTTCGTCTTCGTCTCTGTGCATTAAGAAGTCGTCTACTTCACCTTCAGTAAAATATTCTGGATTTACATAATCACATTTCTCTAATTTACCAGCTACCATTATTTATACTATATATTAGAAAAAAAAATTAGAAAAATAACCACCCTTTCGTTATTTCTCTTTCTTTAACTTCGTTTTTAATATCTATTGATTTAATATGTTGAATCAGTTGAACTTTGATATATGAAATATCACTTCTTATAGAACCTACTTCATGTACTAACTCCTTAATTTCGTCAGCCGCTTTTACTAACTCCTTCATTTCGTCGGCGACTTTTTCGATAGGTTTTTTTTCAGTATCCATATACTATAAATAATATATTCTTAATAATAATATAATTATAAAAAATGAATGATAGTAATAGTGAAAGAACTGGATTCGATCTATGGACTCCTAACGATTATAGTAATTTTATTACTATAAGTGCAGCCGCTATCGGTAGTACCCTTTTAGTAATATTTAAATCTCGCTGTAAAAATATTAAAGTATGTTTCGGTTTATTAGAATGCATACGAGAAGTTAAGAGTGATAGTGAAGAAGAAAATGAAGAACAACAACCACCACCATTAATACCACCAGCACCAGCTAATAATGATCCTCCTAATCCATAATTATTTTCTCATACCTACAACTAATTTAATATCATTACCTTTAATTTTCTTCATTCTATAAGTATCTGGATTAAATAATTTAGGATCTAACTGTCTATATCTATAAAGAGTTTCAGTAGTATCTACTTTCTTAACTTTAAAACCATTCTCTTTTAACCATTTTTCAGCTTTAGGTTTAGTATATTTAGATTTAAGAAATAGTACACTCTGCGTCGTCATTCCTTTAGGTTTAGGTTTAGGTTTCTCTTTTTTAGAATATTTAGGAGGCATAATATTTAATCTATATTATATAATAATATCATGTATGTAGAAATTAAAAAAAGTAAAAATAAGGGTAAAAAACTGACTGCAGTTTTTTATGACGATAATAAGAAGAAACTTAAAACTATTCATTTCGGTTCGGCTGGTATGAGTGATTATACGATTCATAAAGATAAAGAAAGAAAGAAAAGATATTTAGATCGTCATAAGAAAAGAGAAAACTGGACTATACCTATGACTGCTGGTTCTTTAAGTCGCTGGATATTATGGGATAAACCAGATTTAAAAAAATCTATAAATGCATACATGAAAAGATTTAAGTTAAAAAAATATTAATTATTTTTTTCACATTTTTTAATTCTAAAATATATATTATATTATATAGTATAAAATGTCTTACTGGAGAAATGACGAATTAGAAAGTATTAAGCAGACGCAGACGGCTATTCCTTCGACGAATGGATTACAATATCAAGGAGGAGATCGTATGGATTTTACTATTCCTCCTACTGTACAACTATTCGACGGTAAAAGTTCATATCTAAACTTCGATATTCAATTAAGCGGCGATACTGATACTGGTAATTCAACTCGTCTCGTTCTG